TAGCAGCCAGCCACATGCTGGCCAGCTCGTTCATGTCATTGGGCAAAATCTTGGCGGTCATGCTTTGCCTCCGATCTTGGCAATGATTGCACCTAGATCAGGCGCTTCCCAAGCCTCCAACTTGCCAGAGCGATCCTTGGCCAACCACAGGCCATCCGAGTCGCACATCAAAGCACGCTGAGTCACACCCTCGGCATCGCGCTCAACACGCAGCGCCAGCACTTCATCAAAGAAGTAAGGCAGGCCTTGTGTCAGGCTCTTGCCAGGCATGCCAGGGTTGTAAAGCATCTTGCCCATCTCGTCGGTAGACTTCTCCAGCTTGGCCGACATGTAGACATGCTTGCCTGGCAGATCGCGGAAGGCGCGAATCAGCTCCTGCATGGTGCTGTTCATCTCGCCATACGCTGCGCGGCCATCCTTGGACTTCTTCATCTCATGGGACAACACCACCTCAGCAACTTCGCTGATCGAGTCAAGCGCCACCGACTGAAAGCCTGCGGCCTCCTTGCTGTCTCTGGCCCATGTGAAGGCCTCGCGCAAGTCGTCCATCGAGGCGATCTCGATGTAAGGCAAGTCAGCGTCCTGAATGGACAGCAGGCCACCCTCGGCACTGAGAACAATCACATTGGGAAGGGTCTTGACCAGCGTGGTCTTACCAGCACCGGCTTGGCCGTACACCAACAACTTCACTCCATTGGCAGACAAGCTGCCGGTCGATTTCAAATTGATAGCCATTTGGCTCTCCTTTTTTTTGCACCTCCGTCTGGGAATCAGTTCGAGGTGTGACGTAACTATAAACCATTTTTTAGTGTAATATCCACACATCGCAATAAATATTTTCAACAAAGGAAAAAAACATGATGACCCTAGAGCAGATACGAGACGCGCTCTCCGACCGAATGCCTGTCAAGGTGGCCGAAGCCACTGGCGTGCACTACAACACCATTCGCCAAGTGCGCGATAACCCCAACGCAAACCCAACCCACAAAGTCCTGCTGGCGCTGTCCAACTACTTGGAAAGCCGCAAGGTGACGCATGGCTGACCTCTCAAAAGTGCTTGGTGGACCTTGGGCACCACCACCAGAAAAACTCGTCGCACCACCAGAGGCGCAGCTCATTGACGCAATGCGTGCAGCAGGCCTCCAGCCACCAGAGGAAATCCTCATGGATGGCAAGATTCACCGATTCAAATCTGGCACCAAAGGCGCACCTGGCCACGGTGACAAGCCAGGCTGGTATCTGGTGTTCGGAGACGGCATCCCAGCCGGTCGATTCGGATGCTGGCGAGCAGGCATGGAAGTGACATGGCGTGCAGACGTAGGACGAAAACTCACGCAGACCGAGGAAATGTCACACGCCAAGCGACTGGCCGAAGCCAAAGCCCTGCGAGACGCAGCACTCGAGCGCCAGCACCAAGTGGCCAGCGACACGGTCGAGAAAATCTGGACAGGCGCACAGGCGGCACTTCCAGATCATCCATACTTGGCCAAGAAGGGCATTCAAACGCATGGTGCAAGGGCAACAGGAGACGGTCGGTTGGTGCTGCCACTCTATGACGAAGACGGCACTCTGGCCACCTTGCAGTACATCGACCACGAAGGCGGCAAACTCTACCACCCAGGCGGTCAGACAGGCGGCAAATTCTGGATGGTAGGCTCACTAGATGAGCCTGGCACACTGTTCGTGGCCGAGGGCTTCGCAACGGCAGCCACCATCCACGAAACCACCGACAGGCCAGTCGTGGTGGCATACAGCGCCAGCAATCTGGTGCCGGTCACTGGCACACTCAGGGAAATGTATGGAGCAACTCAAGACATCGTGATCGTCGCAGACCATGACCAAAGCGGTGTCGGCCAACGCTACGCAGAGCAGGCCAGTGCCAAGTACGGTGCACGCATGGTGATGCCTCCGATACTCGGTGATGCCAACGATTATGCACAGGCTGGCCACGATCTGGCAGGCCTGCTCATGCCACCGGCAGACGACTGGCTCATCCCAGCCGATGACTTCTGCGCACAGCCAAGCCCCATTAGCTGGCTCGTCAAGCGATGGATTCAATCCCAAGCCCTAGTGATGGTCCACGGCCCAAGCGGTGGCGGCAAGACATTCGTAGTGCTCGACTGGTGCCTGCGCATGGCCAGCGGAACAGAAGACTGGGCAGGCCACAAAGTGCGCCAAGGCAATGTGGTCTATCTGGCCGGTGAAGGCCACCACGGTCTGCGCGGCAGGGTGGCAGCTTGGAAGCACCACCACAAAGCAGGCAAACTGGCCATGTGGCTGTCCAAAGACGGATGCGACCTCAACACCCCGACCGGCTACCTCAAAGTGGTCGAGCAAGTCAGGATGCTGAAAGACAGGCCCAGCGTGATCGTGGTCGACACCCTGCACCGATTCCTATCAGGCGATGAAAACAGCGCACAAGATGCCAAGACCATGCTGGACGCATGCAACGCACTCATGCAGGAATTCAACTGCTCGGTGATCTTGGTGCACCACACAGGCGTGTCAGACGAAGCCCAGCACAGGGCGCGAGGCTCAAGCGCATGGCGAGGTGCTCTGGACATCGAGATCAGCATCGTGCCAGGCAAGGACAACGTGCCCATGCAGATCGTGCAGCGCAAGTCCAAAGATGCAGAACTGGCCGAGACCATCCACGTTGAGCTGCAACAAGTGGTCATCCCTGGCTGGCGCGATGAAGACGACCAGCAAGTCACAAGCGCTGTGATCATCCAAGCTCAAGCCCCAACTGTGACCAAAAAAGACAGCAAGATCGACAGCCATCGCAAGACTTTCGAGAACGCTTGGTGGGCATCAGGAGCCGAAGAACGCAATGGTTTGCCATACCTCAGCCGTTCGGCCATGATGGAATACTTGGTGCAGAAAATGAATGTGAGCGAGTCCTCAGCCAAGGTTTACATCAAGCCAAGCGCAACAGGAAAACCCATCGCTGACATGTTGGTGGCCGAAATAATCGAGTCATTTGAGCATGGCTGGATCGTGATTGACGACACTCAAGCAAGCGTCATGATGATTAGAAAGTCAGAGCGTTGAATGACTTATCCACAGACTTATCCACAGGATGATAATGGTAACAACGGAACGGAACGGAAAAAAACGGAACGCAGTTCCCTTGGCAAAACAGCGCAAAACGGGAACGGAACGGAACACACACCTTTAGGTGTGTTCCCAGTTCCCTTGCGATGCGGATCAATTTCATGTCGTATTAGTAAAAACCCTTAGTCAAAAGTTATCCACAGGCAGATCAAGAAAATGACCAAACAAAGAGAAACCCCAAACTTCACAACATGGCAACATGACACGCTGGCCAAGTTTGCAACCGAGGTCTACATCCGACTTCAAGATGAGCAGGCCGCAAACGAGCAACTCAGAATGGATTTAAAAGATGCCATGAAACTAGCGCGAATTGAAAACATGAAGGACAATGCAGCATGACCACAAAATCACACAAAGCAAAAGCTCCAGCCAAGCGAACTAAGCCTGGCAGTGAAGACCGAGCCGTGATCGCTGACATGGTGCTGGAAGGAATGCGCAGCGGTCTGAGCGCCTTCAAAGCATGTCAAGCAGCTGGTGTTCCTCAAAGCACTTTCTCACGGTGGGTTGATGATGATGCTATCCTTGCGGAGAATTACGCGCGCGCGAGGGAAGACCTGATCGAACGCATGGCCACAGAGATCATGGAGATCAGCGATCAAGACGTTGGCGTGGCCGTGGATGGCAAGAAAGACTGGGCAGCAGTGCAAAAGCACAGGCTTCAAGTCGACACACGCAAATGGCTGTTGTCCAAACTGGCTCCAAAGAAGTTTGGCGACAAGATTGAGGTTTCTGGCGATCCTGCCAATCCCCTGGTGCAAAGAATTGAGCGCGTGGTCGTCAAGGCATGACAGTTTTACAGCTTCCAACACCTGAGTGGGCAGTTCCACTGCTAGAGCCAAGCCGATACAAAGGCGCTTGGGGTGGCCGAGGCTCCGGCAAGTCCCACATGTTTGCCGAGCTGATGATCGAGGCCCACATCATGGACCAGAAGCGCAGAAGCGTCTGCGTGCGTGAAATCCAGAAGTCGCTGAACCAATCGGTCAAGCGCCTGCTCGAAACCAAGATCGAGCAAATGAACGCTGGCGCTTACTTCGAGGTGCAAGAAGCCGTGATCAAGTCGCGCAAAGGCGATGGCATGATCATCTTCCAAGGCATGCAAAACCACACAGCCGACTCGATCAAGTCGCTCGAAGGTTACGACTGCGCTTGGGTGGAGGAGGCTCAAAGCCTGAGCCAGACCAGCCTCGACCTGCTGCGGCCAACCATCCGCAAGCCCGAGTCCGAGCTGTGGTTTACATGGAACCCGCGCCAGCAGAACGACCCAGTCGACTTCCTGCTTCGCGGTCCAACGCCACCCAAAGACGCTCAGGTCTTGAAGGTCAACTTCACCGACAACCCTTGGTTTCCTGATGTCCTGCGCGATGAGATGGAGTACGACAAGAGGCGCGACCCAGACAAATACCAGCATGTCTGGATGGGAAGCTACCTCACAAACAGCAACACCAGGGTGTTTAAGAACTGGCGTGTCGAGGACTTCGAGGCACCGCCAGACGCAATCCACCGGCTCGGTGCTGACTGGGGTTTCGCGGTCGACCCGACTACGCTGGTGCGCTGCCACATCATTGGCCGCACGCTCTACATCGACTACGAGGCCTACATGGTCGGATGCGAGATCGTCAACACGCCTGAGCTGTTCATGCAAGTGCCCGAGGCCGAGAAGTGGCCAATCGTGGCCGACTCAGCCAGGCCAGAGACGATCAGCCACATGAAAAAGAATGGCTTTCCAAAGATCATGACAGCGGTCAAAGGTCCAAAGTCGGTCGAGGAAGGCATCGAGTTTTTGAAGAACTACGACATCGTCGTGCACCCTCGGTGCATCCACACCATTGACGAGCTGACGCTGTACAGTTACAAGCAAGACCCACTGACCGGCAAAATCTTGCCGGTGCTCGAAGACAAGAAAAACCACGTGATCGATGCCCTGCGTTATGCCTGCGAAGGTGTGAGACGATCGGCCATCACGAAGCCTGCAACATTCACTCCATTGCCAAATGTAAAGAAATGGTGAGAAAATCACACAAAATGAGGATATAACATGGCCCGACTCTCAAATGATCAACGCCTTGCGAACCTGCACGACGAAGCCCTCGCGCAATTCGATGATGTGCAAAGCGCACTGCGCGACGAGCGCTTGCAATGCCTGCAAGACAGACGCTTCTACTCCCTAGCAGGCAGCCAGTGGGAAGGCCCACTCTGGGACCAGTACGAGAACAAACCCAAGTTCGAGGTCAACAAGATCATGCTGGCCGTGATCCGAGTGGTCAACGAATATCGAAACAATCGCATCACGGTGGACTTTGTCTCCAAAGATGGCGCTGAGAACGACAAGCTGGCCGAGGTCTGCGATGGCCTGTACCGAGCAGACGAACAGGCATCGGTGGCCGATGAAGCCTACGACAACGCATTCGAAGAAGCGGTCGGTGGTGGCATTGGTGCATGGCGCTTGCGCACCGTCTACGAAAACGAGGAAGACCCAGAGGACGACCGCCAGCGAATCCGCATCGAGCCAATCTTCGATGCTGACAGCTCGGTGTTCTTTGACCTTGGTGCTAAACGCCAAGACAAGTCCGATGCCAAGTTCTGCTTTGTCGTCACATCGATGACGCGCCAGGCATACAAAGACACATGGGGCGATGACCCGACCGACTGGCCAAAGATCATTCACCAGTACGAATTCGACTGGTGCACTCCCGATGTGGTCTATGTGGCCGAGTACTACAAGGTCGAGGAAAAGACCGAGACCATCCGCATTTTCCAAACCATCACAGGCGAGGAAGAGCGCTACACCCAAGCCGACTTTGCCAAAGACGAAATGCTTGAGGAAACTCTGGCAGCCATCGGCACAGTCGAAGTGCGCCAGCGCAGGATCAAGACCAAGCGCGTGCACAAGTACATCATGTCCGGTGGCAAGGTGCTCGAAGACGCAGGCTACATTGCAGGCAAGTGCATCCCGATCGTGGTCGTTTACGGCAAACGCTGGTTTGTCGACAATGTCGAGCGATGCATGGGCCATGTGCGTCTGGCCAAGGATGCCCAGCGCCTCAAGAACATGCAACTGTCCAAGCTGGGCGAGATCAGCGCCTTGTCCTCAGTCGAGAAGCCAATCCTCACGCCTGAGCAGGTCGCTGGCCACCAAGTCATGTGGGCCGAGGACAACCTCAAGGACTATCCGTACCTGCTGATCAACCCGATCACAGACCAGAACGGCAACCAGGCAGTCAGCGGTCCTGTGGCCTACACCAGATCGGCAGCCATCCCACCGGCAATGGCCGCGCTCTTGCAGATCACCGAAACCGACATGCAAGACATTCTTGGCAACCCAGCTGGCGCAGACAAGATGGTGAGCAACATCTCAGGCAAGGCCGTGGAGATGATTCAGGCCCGAGTCGATGGCCAAGCATTCATCTACATGAGCAACTTTGCCAAGGGCATGAAGCGCTGCGGTGAAATCTGGCTGTCGATGGCCAAGGACATCTACACCGAAGACAAGCGCAAGATGAAGACCATCGCGCCAACTGGCGAGGCTGGCTTGGTCGAACTCATGCAGCCAACCATCGATCAGGAAACTGGCGAAGTGGTCATGGCCAACGACCTGACCAGCGCCACATTCGATGTGGTCGCAGACGTTGGACCATCGAGCAGCACCAAGCGCCAGGCAACTGTCCGCGCCTTGACCGGCATGCTCCAGATCACTCAAGACCCAGAGACGGCACAAGTGCTGACTGCAATGGCCATGATGAACATGGAAGGCGAAGGCGTGGGTGATGCCAATGCCTACTTCCGCAAGAAGCTCCTGCGCATGGGTGTGGTCAAGCCGACCGACATGGAAGCCGAAGAACTCATGGCCGAAATGCAAGGCAAGCCTCAAGACCCGAATGCCATGTACCTGCAAGCCGCAGCTGAGAATGAAACTGCCAAAGCAGCCAAAGCCCGAGCAGACACCGTCGAAACCGTGGCCAGCGCAGAACTCAAACGCGCTCAAACGCTAGAGACGCTGGGCAAAATCGATGAGACAGCGCAGAACATGGCGCTCACAAATGCAGAGGCTGTGCAACAAATTTTGCAAGGCCAGATCGTTCAACCAGTTGTAAGATGAACGAAAAAGCGCGAGAATGTGATAAACGGCATCCACCCAGCCGTTCTAATGGGTGAGTTTGATGGGGTCAGAAGATGAACACAAAGGCAGTATCAGGAGAAGAAAACCAAGACGATGACACCATTGTTGTTGAGGACGAAGGCCAAAGCACTGAGCAAACCACCGATGAGCACAAATCCATCGATGACCAGGGCGAAGACCAAGACACCGAAAGCAACGAAGGCGACAGCGAAGAGGTAATCGTATCCATTGGTGAGGAAGCGCCACCTCCCGAAGAACAGACTCATGCGCCTGAATGGGTACGCGAGCTGCGTAAGACGAACAGAGAATTGCAACGGCAAAACCGTGAACTGCAAGGCAAGCTGCAAAGCACCGCACAGACTGAGACCAAGCCAGTCGTGCTAGGCAAGAAGCCAAGTCTTGAAGAACACGACTATGACGCTGACAAATTCGAGGCAGCACTGGCCGATTGGTTTGAGCGCAAGCGACAAGCCGATGAAGCCGCAGCCAAGCAAGAAGCTGAAGTTATGAATCAGCAAAAAGCATGGCAAGCCAAACTGGATGGCTACGGCAAGGCGAAAGCCGAGCTGAGAGTCAAAGATTTTGAAGACGCTGAGGCCGTGGCCCAAGAGTTGTTCAACATCACCCAGCAAGGCGTGGTGCTCCAAGGTGCAGATAATCCTGCACTCGTCATTTACGCACTTGGCAAGAATCCAAAGAAGGCCAAAGAGCTGTCCGACATTAAAGACCCTGTAAAGTTTGCCTTCGCGGTAGCGAAACTGGAGAAAGAATTGAAAGTGACGAACCGTAAGGCAGCCCCGCCACCCGAGAGAATCGTGTCAGGAACTGGCCGAGTATCTGGGGCGGTGGACTCAACCCTCGAACGGCTGCGAGAAGAAGCGGCTCGTACTGGCAACCTGACGAAAGTCATCCAGTACAAGGCGCAGAAACGATCAGCTTCATCTAAATGATTTTTTAAGGAAATACCATGTCCAATAGTTTCTCAAAAGAAGAGCGCGTTGCGTTTGAAGACCTCCTCGAAGGCTTCCAAGACGCGCTGGTTTTGTCTCGTCATGTCAACATCTACAACACAGATCAGACAATGATGGAACGCGCCAACAACACCATCTGGCGTCCCCAACCCTACATCGCTCAGTCCATCAACAGCACGCCTGGTCAGAGCATTGCTGGCCAATACCAAGGCATGACACAGTTGGCCGTTCCCGCCAGCTTGAACTACAGCCAGACTGTGCCTTGGGAAATGACTGCCCTCGAGTTGCGCGATGCGTTGCAAGAAGGCCGTCTGGGTGAGAGCGCCAAGCAAAAGCTGGCCTCTGACATCAACGTGGCCATCATGAGCTCTGCCGCAAACCTCGGCTCTTTGGTTGTGCCTATCGGTGGCGCTGCTGGTGACTATGACGATGTCTCTTTGTGCGACACCATCATGAACGAGCAAGGTGTTCCTGACTACGATCGTTTCATGGCTTTGTCTAGCCGTGACTACAACGGTCTTGCCGGTAACTTGTCTCAAGCCAGCCGTTCGTTCGGCAATGCCAAGTCTGACAAGGCATACGAGCGCAACTACGTTGGCATGGTCGCAGGCTTCGACACCTACAAGATGGACTACGCAAACCGCTTGGCAGCTGCTGCTGGCACTAGCAAGACCATCGACACAAACGGCTCTAACACACAAGCGAACTACGCTCCTCAAGCCACTTCCACAGCTGTGGGCGGCCAGATCAACGTGGACAACCGCTTCCAGACCGTGACCGTGAACAGCACCACCGGCATTGCTGCTGGCGATGCATTCAAGATCGCTGAAGTCTATGCTGTGCACCACATCACCAAGCAAAGCACTGGTCAGTTGAAGACTTTCCGTGTTGTGTCTGTTGATTCTGGCACTACCATGACCATCACGCCTCCTATCATTGGTGCTCAAACCATCGGTGGCACAGGCCCAACAGACGCTCAGTTGCAGTACAAGAACGTGGAAGTTGCCATCGCAGCCGATGCAGCCGCCATCACATTCTTGAACGCCAATGCAGCTTCTGTGAACGTGTTCTGGCAGCGTGACTCCTTGGAAATCTTGCCTGGCCGTTACGCAGTGCCATCTGACGCTGGTGTTGCAGTGATGCGTGCAAGCACAGACCAAGGCATTGAGTTGGTCTTGCAAAAGTGGTACGACATCAACAGCATGACGATCAAGTATCGTATGGACACGTTGTTCGGTGTGGTTAACAAGAACCCCGAGATGTCTGGCATCTTGTTGTTCAACCAGTAATCCAGCAAAATAGACTGGGGGGCTTCGGCCCCCCTTTCTCAATAGGAGCACACCATGCCATTGACAAAAGGTTATTCAAGCAAATCCATCGGCAAGAACATCAAAGCCGAGAAAAAAGCAGGCAAGCCTATGAAGCAAGCCGTGGCCATCGCATTGAATGTGGCCACCAAAGCAGCCAAGGCCGCAGGCAAGCCCAGCAAAGCGCCAAAGAAGGCCATGAAATGAAGGCCGGTTTGTATGCAAACATTCACGCCAAGCGTGAGCGTATTGCAGACCAGAAGGCCGCAGGGAAAACCCCTGAGCGCATGCGCAAGCCAGGCACAAAGGGCGCACCTACTGCCGCAGCCTTCAAAGCCGCAGCAAAAACAGCAAAGCCCATGAAAAGAAAGGCCAAATGATGGAAGCCATCATTCTCATGCCAAGGTACGCAAAGAATAGAAAGCCTGTGAAGGTACGCAAGCCATCCAAGCCTATCGACGGCATCAACCATAGATTGATACGCGAGCAAGCCGAGGCAGCGGCCAAAGCCGCAGAATCTCAGGCCATCATGCCAGAAGACGATGCAGCGCCAACCCGCGAGGAACTTGAGGCCAAAGCCACAGAACTCGGAATTCGCTTTGATGGTCGCACAAAAGACAAAAAACTGGGACAATTGATCCAAGACAGATTGTCTGAGAACATAGGAGAATGACATGGGATGGACAAAACGCCAATTCGTTGCACAGGCCTTCGAGGAAATTGGCCTAGCCTCCTACGTCTTTGATCTGACCCCTGAGCAGTTGCAGTCTGCTTTGCGCAGGCTCGACACCATGATCGCAGCATGGAATGCACTCGGCATTCGCTTGGGCTACCCACTGCCATCAAGCCCCCAAGACAGCGATCTGGATGAGCAAACCAACGTGCCTGACTCATCCAACGAGGCCATCTACACCAATCTGGCGATCAAACTGGCTCCAAGCTACGGCAAGCAGGTCATGCCAGACACTAAGGCAACGGCCAAGGAGTCCTACAACACCCTGCTGTCGCGTGCGGCCATGCCAATGGAGCAACAACTGCCAAGCACCATGCCAGCAGGCGCAGGCAACAAGCCTTGGCGCGTATACGACAATCCTTTCATCCGTCCGCCAGTCGATCCAGTCTTGGCCGGTCAAGATGGCCCACTCGAATTCAACTGAGGAAACACAATCATGCCAACAATCAATCAACTATCAGGCATCAGCCAAGTCTCTGGCGGTGATCTGCTTCCGGTTTATGTCTCCAATAATGGAGACGCTCGCAAGGTTTCGATCACGCAACTGTTGCAATACTTTCAGCAAGTATTCGCTGCACCGACTGTGGCCACAAACTTGTACACACCAGGCACCGGCTTCAATGTGACGGTTCCAACGCCAGTCAGTGAACAGCAATGGATGGTCATCCAGCCTGCTGGCACTCTGGCCACAGGCACGATCACTCTGCCATTGAACACTAGCACACCTGATGGCACTGAGGTTCTGGTGACCACCACTCAGCAGATCACAGCCTTCACGCTGGCGCTCAATGGCGCAGCCAATGGCTATGGAGCACCAAGCACACTCGCAGCGCAGGACTTCTTCCGCATGCGCTTCTACCAAGCCACAAATTCGTGGTATCGCATTGCTTAATTCTTAGGAGAAAACCATGTCTGTAGTCAATCAATTCAGTCAGCGCCTTGGCGCAAACCAAGTTGTCACACCTGCTGCTTCATCCGCAAGCATTACCATCAACCAACAGGATAAAGCAGTCCGTTTGGTCAACAGTGGCGCAAACATTTGCTATGTCCGCATTGGCGGTGGTGCAGCAACTACAGCTGACATTCCTGTTCGTGCAAATAGCGAGATCATCATTCGCAAATCCACTGAAGATACCGAGTTGGCGCACATCTCTGCTTCTGGCACCACATTAAACGTGGCCACAGGAGAAGGCGGCATCTAATGGCCACCAAAGACTCAAGACTTGCTCGCGTTGGCGTGGAAGGCTACAACAAGCCCAAGCGCACCCCATCGCATCCGACCAAAAGCCACGTTGTCGTGGCCAAGGCTGGTGACCAAGTGAAGACAATTCGCTTTGGTCAGCAAGGCGTGTCTGGGTCTCCAAAGAAGGAAGGCGAGTCCAAAGCAGACAAGACTCGTCGAGAATCATTCAAGGCCAGACATGCTGAGAACATTGCCAAGGGCAAGATGAGCGCAGCGTACTGGGCCAACAAGGTCAAGTGGTAAGCCATGCAAATCCCAATCCTCAACGGCATCTACGCTGACAACACGCCAGAACTTCGCACCAGCTACCCTGTCAACATGGTGCCGGTTCCAAAGAAGTCTGGCATCAGCAATGGATTCCTGCGTCCAGGCGATGGCATTGTGGCCAATGGAACTGGCCCAGGCATTGACCGTGGTGGCATCAACTGGAATGGTGTCTGCTACCGAGTCATGGGCACTAAGCTGGTGTCGGTGGCCAGCAATGGCACAGTTACCACTCTTGGCGATGTTGGTGGGCCAACAACTGAGTTGGTGACACTTGATTACAGTTTCGATCTGCTTGGCATTGCATCTGGTGGCCGACTGTATTTTTGGGACCCAGTTGCATCTACCCTCACGCAGAACACCGATCCAGACCTCGGTGTGGTGCTCGACTTTTGCTGGGTCGACGGCTACTTCATGACGACTGACGGTGCAAATTTGGTCGTGACAGAACTGTCCAATCCACTGGCAGTCAACCCACTAAAGTACGGAAGTTCAGAAGTTGACCCAGACCCTGTGGTGGCGCTCATTAAGTTGCGCAACGAGGTCTATGCACTCAACAGCAACACCATTGAGGTCTTTGACAACGTGGGTGGCGAGTTGTTTCCTTTCGCACGCATCGATGGCGCACAAGTCCAAAAGGGTGTTCTTGGAACACATGCATGCTGCATATTCATTGAACGCATTGCATTTTTAGGTGGTGGTCGAAACGAAGCGCCATCGATTTACATTGGCGCAGCAGCCACTACTCAGAAACTTAGCACGCAAGAGATTGACAATCTGCTCCTGCAATACACAGAAGCACAGCTGGTGCGCGTTCAACTTGAAGCACGCAACGACAAGAATCATCAGCACCTCTATGTGCACTTGCCAGACCGCACCATCGTTTATGACGCATCAGCATCTGAAGCATTGGGCGAGCCTGTCTGGTTTACGCTGGCCACAACGGTGGTCGGTTTTGCACAGTATCGCGCACGCAACATGGTTTGGATTTACGACAAGTGGCTGGTGGGCGACCCACAATCCAGCTCCATCGGCTACCTAGTGCAAAGCACTGGTGAGCATTGGGGCCAGCAGGTGCGATGGGAATTTGGCACGCTTATCGTCTACAACGAAAGCAATGGCGCGATCTTTAATGAGCTAGAACTGGTCAGTTTGACCGGAAGCGTAGCTTTGGGCACCAACCCACAGATTAGTACCAGCTACAGCGTGGATGGCAAGTCATGGAGCCAAGACCGCAGCATTACTGTTGGAACGATTGGAAACACTGTCAAGCGTTTGGCATGGTTCCAACAAGGACACATGCGCAATTGGCGAATCCAGCGCTTTCGTGGCGACAGCGATGCCCATGTTTCATTCATCCGTCTTGAAGCTCAGATCGAGGCATTGGCGTACTAATGGCAACCGCACCCACATCCCGCAGACTCAATCTGACGCGAGATCAACTTGCGCAGTTTTTGACTGATCAGCAACAGATCAGGCAGTTTGAACTGCTATTTTCCACAGTTGATGAGTTGCAAGTCATTGTCGGAACTGACTTTGAATACCAGGCAGATACGGCAGCTGCTACAGCAAACGAAGCGCTTGCACAGCTCGCTGCATTAGCACAAGATACTGGAGTCGAGGATGCTGTGCTCAATGCCAAAGTGCAACAGGCATTGGATGCTGTGGCTCAATTGGCTCGAACGCTTGAACTGATTGCAACTGCGCCAGCCATCCAGAACAACAATTCTGTGACGACCGATTACATTGACTTCAACACCACCACGCCATCGCCAGCCGTGAAAGTTGGCCGGATGCATTGGAACGGTGGCTACACTCTCAATCTTGAGATGACACCAAACGTCAATCAAGCCATTGGCGAGTCGCAGTATTACTACATCAAGGCATCGGCAGCCATTGCCAAAGGCCAGCTGGTGATGTTCGATGGTTCTGTTGGCGCATCTGGCGTGCTTAAAGGCAAGCCATCAACTGGCGTGACCAATGGCCAGCTCATCATGGGCGTGGCCGCAGAAGCAATCGCAAACAATGGATTCGGGCTAGTCTCCAGCTTTGGCCTAGTTCGAGGATTCAACACCACCGGCACACCGTATGGTGAGGTCTGGGCAGACGGTGACATCTTGTACTACAACCCATCATTTGCTGGTGGATTGACCAAGACGCAACCGACAGCACCACTTCCACACATTGTGGTGGCCGCAGTCGTCAATGCAGCCACAGCAGGCTCTGGATCGGTTTTTGTCAGAGTTCAGGCCGAGCCATTGGTCAGCCAACTGTCTGATGTTTACGCGCCAACACCAGCCAATGGTGATGTGCTAGTTTACGATGGAGTCCAACTACGCTGGGAAAATGCTCCCATAAGCACTGCTGGCGCTGTCACATCGGTCACCGGAACTTCGCCTGTCGTATCGTCAGGCGGAACTACGCCAGCGATCAGTTTGGCTTCTGGCTATGGCGACACGCAAAACCCATACGCTGCCAAGACCGCAAACTATGTGCTGGCCGCACCCAATGGCTCATCAGGTGTGCCTACGTTCAGGGCTTTGGTGGCCGCTGATATTCCTGCCCTGCCTTATGGTACAGGTACGGTCACCAGTGCGTCTGTCGTGTCTGCCAACGGCTTTGCTGGTACGGTGGCCACTGCCACAACAACACCAGCCATCACACTGACCACCACAATCACTGGTTTGCTCAAAGGAAACGGTACGGCAATTTCTGCCGCTACATCTGGCACAGACTATGCGCCAGCCACCAGTGGAACATCGATTCTGTATGGCAATGGCTCTGGTGGATTTAGTAACGTCACGATTGGCACTGGTGTCAGTTTTGCTGCCGGTACGCTATCGGCCACAGGCTCTGGTGGTACGGTCACATCGGTGGCAGCGCTTACTTTGGGAACGACTGGCACAGACCTCTCCTCAACTGTTGCCAACGGAACCACAACGCCAGTCATCACGCTGAATGTGCCTACGGCATCGGCAACCAATCGCGGTGCGTTAAGTTCGACTGATTGGACAACATTCAACAACAAACAATCCACATCAGCGCCAGTCACCTATACAGCCAACTTCAGCGTTGCGGTGACGGACAACTGGATCATCAACAACAAGTCTGGCTCGTCTTGTACAGCCACGCTTCCTGCTGCATCGTCTTACTCAGGACGAGTGTTGCACTTCCAGAACTACCAGGCACAGACGTTGGTGTCAGCATCATCAAATGTCGTTCCACTGGCTGGTGGAGCTGCTGGAACTTCGATTCTCTTGGCAAGTTCAGGTGACTCTGCGACACTTGTGTCAGACGGAACTAACTGGCTGATGACACAATACGTGCCAAATAACATTCTTCTTTTGGAGTAAACCATGACCGTATCAATCAAGGTGCTGATCCCACCAAAGCAGGCCGAATCCACTCAGACCACGCAATACACAGCGACCAACTGCAAGGCGATCATTGACAAGTTCACGATCACCAACACAAACACGACCAACGTGACAATCAGCGTCAACTTGGTGACCAGTGGTGGCTCTGCTGGCGCATCAAACCTGATCATGGATACCCGCGCCATTGCACCTGATGAGACCTACACCTGCCCAGAGCTGGTTGGCCAAGCATTGGAGTCTGGTAGCTTTATCTCAACCATTGCCAGTTCAGCCACATCACTGACCATCCGCGCATCTGGCCGCGAAATCACTTAATTAAGGAGAACAGCATGGACAAATTCATGATGATGCCCAAGGGCTTCATGGGCCTGCCGATGGAGGAAGAATTCATCACCACAGCCGAGAATAAAAAGAACACCCAGATCGCCATTGATGACTGGATGCTTGGCCCTGAGAATCCAAGCAATGAGCCAATGGCCAACAAGACTTATTGGATCGCTGTTGGCAAGGCCATGCAAGTTGACGAAAAAGAGTCTCGTCGTCGTCGGTGCTCGAACTGTGAGTACTACGACAACAGCACCATGACGCAGGCCAAGATGGAGCGCATACCCCGAAATGAGTGGGATACAGATGCTGGTTTCCGTGGTTACTGCACCAAATTTGAGTTCATTTGCCACGATCTGCGCGTCTGCCAGGCATGGGAAGAACGTGAATTTGAAATGGAAGATTGACCAAATGCTGAAATGTGGGAAAATAGAGCCGCTGAGTCTATCGGGCCACCAGCAGCTCACCCTGAACAGGAGTTGCACATGATTGGTATCGAATGGCTCAAAGAGAATCTGCAAAGGGTTTTCATGCTGCCTGCGCCAGTCGTGGAATGGCTCGTCATGGTTTACGATGCCATTCAGGTGTTTGACGATGTTGCCGATGGCGACACGGTCGAGCGCAAAGACCTGAATGCGACCATCTGGAACACACTGGTGGGAATGCACCAGAATCAATTTTTTATTACCCACAGCCACCATCTTGTGCCACTACTTGCGGCCATGATCTTAAAGTGGCAAGCATCCGACCAAGCAGAACGAGCAGGCGAGGCCGATGCCAGATCATTCGTCTGGCGTGCAGGCTACTATGACCTGATCCTAATGGCCGTATCGCTCACACATGGCCCAGGATTTGCCACAAATAATGCTCACTTGGTCATGGAGTTGTATGGCGAAACATTTGAAGACTACATGAAGGAGTTCGGCAATGCCTGATCCAATAACAGCCCTAGTCGTTGGTGGAAGCCAACTCATCGGAAGTTCAATGCAAGCCAGCGCTGCTGGCGATGCAGCAGCCATTCAATCTGGTGCAGCACAAGCAGGCATTGAAGAACAGCGCAGGCAATTTGATGCCATGCGTGAATTGCTTAAACCTTACACAGAGGCTGGACTTCCGGCACTCGAAGCACAGCAAGCATTCTTGGGTCTACAAGGACCAGAGGCAGAACGTGCGGCCATCGAGCGCATCAGAGGTGGAGAAACATTCCAAGCACTTGCCAGTCAAGGCGAGGAAGCATTACTCCAGCGTGCATCGGCCACTGGCGGCCTGCGTGGTGGCAACATCCAAGGTGCACTGGCTCAGTTTCGACCACAGCTTCTGTCCAGCCTAATCGAACAGCAATATGGCCGATTGGGTGGCATGACGCAACTAGGCCAGCGATCTGCTGCTGGTGTTGGTGCGGCTGGCATGGAGACAGGCACCAATGTGGCCAACCTGCTAGCCCAACAAGGCGCAGCACGAGCTGGTGGTGAACTTGGCGAGGCCAAGGCTTATGGCCAGCTCTTTAATCTGCCAGCTCAGTTCCTTGGCATGCAAATGGGCGCAGGAAAAACAACAGGACTTGGGTTTTAAGGATTAGAACATGGCAACCATTAACCCATTCCAAGCACCAATCAACTACGCAGTCGATGTGCAAAGCCCATTTGAGGCCGTACTCAGTGGCTTCAAAATTGGCGCTGCCGGTGCAGAAGCACAGGCAAAAACACAGGCACTTGAACAAGCAAAAAAAGCTCAAACAGAACTTTCAACTTTGTTTAGCAATCCCAACGCGACAGCCACAGACTTTGCTCGTGTCTCTGCAATGCTTCCAAAAGATCAGGCTGAGAATGTGCGCAAGTCGTTCGACTTAATGTCATCTTCTCAGCAGCAAAACCGACTAGCACAATCTGGCCAAGTTTATGCGGCCATGAAATCTGGCCAACCTGAGATTGCAAAAAACTTGCTTAAAGAGCAGGCAGACGCATTGCGAAATTCTGGCCGTGAGCAGGATGCCAAAGCGACAGAAACTTACCTGCAACTGATCGATGTCAACCCAACTGGTGCACAGACAACCATTGGATTGATGATGGCTACACTGCCTGGTGGCAAAGGATTGCTCGAAAACATTGATAAAACTCTTTCAACAACTAGAGCTGAAGCTCAAGCAAAACCAACTCTTGAAAAATTAGAATCAGAAGCATTAGAAGCAGGAGTGAAAGCAGAATTTGCGCGCCCGTTGGCGCAAGCAAATCTTGAAAAATTAAATAAAGAAAAACTTGCTCCATCAGTTCAAGAGGCGCTTGATTTTGCAAATCTGAATCAAGATCAGCAAAAAACTTTCAAAGACCTTCAAATTCTTAAGAAGCCTCCAGGCGCTGTAACAAATGTTAATGTTACTAATTTAGATAAAACAGCAGCAGGAGAACTTGGAAAACTTGTTCCAGATTTATACAATCAAGCTAATTCTGCTGCATCACAACTTAGTGATATTCCAAGATATAAACTTGCTTTAGATAAGGCAATAACTGGCCCATTTGCAGAGCAAAGATTAACTGGTGCAAGAATTGCAAATGCTTTTGGATTTACTGGTGAATCAGGAATTAACGCAACACGCGAAATGATTCAAGGTTTATCTGAAATGGCTTTGAAGTCACGAACAATGTTGACAGGTCAAGGACAAATTACAGAGGGTGAGCAAAAGTTGCTAGTTAAAGCACGAAGTGGTGATATAAATTTCACAAAAGGTGAAATTCAAACAATTTTAAATGTTGCTGAACGTGCTGCAAAATCACAGTATGACCAAAGCAATAAATTGTTGAAATCTGCATCTACCCAAAGTCCAACAGCACAAATGTTTTTGGACAATGTGCAGAAACTTCCAACAGAAACTCCTGCGCCAGCTACACCAACAGCAAACAGCATCACAGTCGGTGGCCAGACTTACACTCGTCCTGCGAACTTTACTGATGCTCAGTGGAGCGCATACAAGCAATCTGTGGGGGCAAGATGAGTCCAGAAGAATGGTTGGCATCCCAGACTGGTCAGGCTGCTTCAGCAGCTCCTGCACCAGCTCCTGCACCTACGGCCACAGCACCAGCTGCGGCTCCAATGTCTCCTGAACAATGGGCGGCATCACAGCCAAAGCCAATGGGCTTCTTTGAGGGTTTGGTTGAGTCAGTTACAGGCCGCGCTCGCGCAACGCCTGAGACTCAGGCATTGCCTGAGTGGACAAGCATGCCAGAGCTGAACCAAATGAGCGTGGCATCATTCAAGACAGCGCTTGGCACACTCCTGAGCAATCCCAAGGAAACGGTGCAGATTCTGCAAGCCAACTTCCCTGGTGTTCAGATTCGTCAGGATGCCAAGGGTAATTACTTACTGCGCTCATCGGTCGATCAAAAGGAATATGCAATCCCACCAGGCTTCACTATGGGTGACATCCCACGTGCAGCCGGTGCTGTTGCAGCCTTTACACCAGCAGGCCGAGCCGCAACCATCCCTGGTGCGATCGTGGCTGGTGGTGCAACTCAAGCGGCCATCGAAGCAACCCAAGCTGGTACTGGTGGCAAGTTCGACACTGGAGAGGTTCTCATGGCTGGCGCTACAGGCCCAGCAGGGCAGATCATCCAGCGTGTGGCACCTCCGGTCGTTCAAGCGGTCAAAAAGGGCGTACAGCGCGTCACAGGCAAAGCGCCAGCACCTGCACCAGCAGCAGCTGCACCAGGCGCTCCTATTGGCACAGCAATGGCTCCAGAAGCACCTCCAGCAGCACCAATGGCCGCAGCAATGCCAGAAGTGGCACCAGTCGCACCGGCAGCACCAGCAGTGGCTCCATTGGTGACCGAAGTTACTGAGGAAGAAGTTGGTAATCTGGTCAAGAAGGCATCCGGTACAGGTTTTGGCTCGGCTGGCGCACGCGACCGGCTGGCTGATCTTGCACAAGTCAACGTGACAGCCAAAGAAGCAGCCGATCGACTTGGCATCCAGTTGCCTGCTGATGTGTTCAGCGACAACCCACAAGTCCGCGCAGCCGCAGGCCTGACAAGATCAGCCGCAGGCAGTGAGGCCGAAGCAGCATGGCGCAACACCGTCACGCAGGCCGTGGACAAAGCCGACGATGTGATCAAGCAATTCGATGCCACATTCGTCGAAGGTGCAGTCGCGCCTGGCGTGGTGTCGCAAAAGATTAAGGACTCACTGACTGCAACTCGTTCAGACCTCAATGCGCAGGCAAGCAAGGTCTACAACGCAGTCGACGAGGTGGTGCCAAAAACATCGGTTGTCGATCTGCCAAAACTCAAAGAAACCCTCGATACCGTCAAGGCCGAGGTGGGCGAGAAAGGAATGTCAGCAGCCGAGCGCAATCTGGCCAAGATGATCGAGGAAGGCAACATCACGTATGGCCGACTCAAGCGCGAGAAAACTCTGATTGGAAACGCCATCAACAAGATGGAGTCTCCATACGGCAGCATGGCCGAGGCAGACCTCAAGCGCCTGTATGCGGCACTCGCTGACGATCAACTGACAAATGTGGGCAACATCGGTGGAGAAGAACTGCGCCAGCAACTGCGTGCAGCCAACCTGCTGTACGCAAAAGAGCGTGCATTGGGCAAGCGCATTGTGAATGCGTTTGGCCAAGACATCGAGGGCAGCGTGGCCAACAAGATGCGCACCGCCATAACAGGCGCGGCCAAGGGCGATGCAGGCGAGTTTAATCGTCTGCTCAAGACCGTCCCAGAAGACCTGCGCAAAGAGACGCTGGCCACTGCGCTGGCATCTGTCACACGATCGGCCAGAGGTGCAGAAAAAGGTGGATTCGGATTCTCCGAGTTTGCCGACATCTATCCTAAGCTGCGTGCCAATCCACCAGTCTACAAAACCATTGTGGACACGCTTGGCAAAGACTCGGCAGATGTTCTGCGCGATCTTTACGAGGTCTCCAAGCGCGTCACAGAAGCCAGAGCTAATGTCCTGACCACCGGCAAGGCAAACCAAGCACTGCTGCAAGGCATGCAGGCTGAAAGCCTGATCGGTAAGGTCATGGAGAGCACACTGGCCAAAGGCGTGGTGACTGGTGCAGCCGCAATGGGTGGTCCTATTGCAGCAGCAGCCACATCCGTGATCACCGGAGCCATGACTCAAGGCAACAAGGATTCACTCAAAGCAGCAGGAAAACTGTTTGCTGATGAGAATTTCCAGAAACTTGCCATCGAAGCCGCGACCAAGGGAACACCCAGCGCAGCTAGCATTCGTCGCACAGCTATGTCACAATCCTTCCAGAAATTCGCAGACGCAGCCAAACTGCCAAAAGCGTTGGATGCAAGGATTCAATGGTTGCAAACAGCAACACAGACCGAGCGCCAATTTGACCAGGAGAACCAATAAATGTCCGCACTTGAAGTTAACCCACCATTTCCGATCTTTACAGACATTGATGGCCAACCTCTTGAGAATGGCTATATCTGGATTGGAACAGTCAATCTCAATCCACAAACAAATCCAATCAATGTTTATTGGGATGCTGCGCTGACGATTTCAGCGACTCAACCTATTCGCACGCTTGGTGGCTATCCATCCAACAGTGGAACGCCTGCACGCCTGTACGTCAACGCAGACTACAGCATCCGAGTGCAGAATCGGAACGGAAGCACAATCTACAGTTCTTTGAATGACAATGCTTTTTCTGGTTCAACGGCAAGCAATGCTACTGGTGATGGTACGCAAACCATTTTTTCAGTTTCTTCTATTCCATCTGCAATTTACATCAACGGTATATACCAGAACAAAAACACATACACAATTGCTAGCGGAAATGTTACATTCAGCCAAGCACCACCTGTCACTTCGGTGATCGAATTTGTGTTTTAAGTCTGTCTCAAAACATCAACTTAAAAGTTAGTTACTTGTGAGCAACAGCAAAATATCAGCATTGACCTCTGCTACCACGCCTTTGGCTGGTACGGAGGTTTTGCCGATTGTGCAATCAGGAACGACTGTCAAAGTTGCGACTGATGATTTGACTGTTCGCAATATTAGGTCAAATGCAACAACTGGTATTTTGCAAATCACTGGGCCAGCAGCTGCATCAACTCGCGTTGCGACTGTGCCTAACGCCAATTGGACTGCTGCTCGTACTGATGCGGCTCAATCATTCACTGGCGATCAAACTCTATCCACAGGAAACCTAGTCCAAGGCACAGCCGCTAAAGGCTTCAACTTCACCGCCAATACCCCACTGGCGGGAATGACGAGTCAGTTGCTGAACTGGTATGAGACTGGAACATATACCCCGACAGTTACCGCATCATCAGGTACATTGACCACGGTCAGTGCGTCAGGCAGTTACACGAGGATTGGACGACAAGTTACTTTTAATCTTTCAGTCACATTGACAAACATTGGCACTGCGTCTGGTGCGTTAATCGTGACTCTACCTTATACCTGTGGTGTATTTCCTGCGATTGGCGCTGGACGCGAAGATCAAAACACTGGGACTATGTTGCAAGCCCGTATACAGTCTAGTACACCAGGCAGTACTATTATCCTGGCCTACAACAACACAAGCCCAATAGCTAACGGCAACATCATAAACGCAACAATCACTTATTTCGTCTAAGGAAAATCATGTCTCTGACCAAAGCAACATACTCAATGATTTCAGGCGCGGTTGCCAACGTGCTTGATTACGGAGCAGACCCAACTGGCTCGGCATCTAGCACCAGCGCGTTTACAGCAGCAATTGCCACTGGCAAGTCTGTGTTTGTTCCCGCTGGCACATACAAGTGTGGCGTACAAAATTTGACAACACAAGGCCAGCAAATTTTTGGTGAAGGTGCTTTGTCAATCATTGTGCAAGAAACCGCTGGCGCACATTTGTTTTACCCAAAAGCAGCGTACATCACAATTCGTGATCTGCGTCTTAATGGTATTGAAACTGACGCAACAAATAGTTCATTTGCCGTGTTTACAGCAACTGCAACTGCGGCTCAGTATTTATCCATTCAGAATGTTTTTGTAAGCGGCACAGGCAATTTGACTGGATTTAACAACGCATTTAAATTTGACGATTCTTGCAACTACGGCAGCGTAGAAAATTGCGTGATCGAACGACTTTGGGGAAATGTGTCGGGCCGAGGTTATGGTGCTTTGGCTGGAAATGCAAAAGGTATTCGGGTTACAAACAACAACATGTTGGCAACCTCTGGCAGGGGCCGTCATGGTGTGTATTTCAGCGCAGGATGCTCTGACTCTGTTGCTTCTGGCAACTACATCAATGGTTTTGACCAAGAAGGTATTAGCCAATATAGTCAAAGCGCTCAACCAACTTGCTCACGCAACGTGTACAGCAACAATACTCTTGGTGGTTGTTCTGCAAGCACTAACGCTTTTTCTGGATCAATTGGCATTTATGGACATAGCTATGGTTGTGTAATTTCAAACAATACCATCACAGCATCTGGTCAAATCGGTATCACTGTTGACGGAAGCAGCGTGACAGATTGCGCCAACACACTGATCATTGGCAACACCGTGTCTTATTCCGCAACTCGCGGAATCAATTTGACATCGGCAGTTCGAACTTCTGTGATTGGCAACATTGTGTACGAATCCAGCACTGCAAGCGCTGGAACTTCTGCCAACATTATGATTACCCAAGACGGTACAACAGCTTGCGTTGACACATTGATTGAAGGAAACATGAGCGCAGGCGGCACTTATGCCAGAAGCGCGATCACCGTTGACAATGGTCCTCCTGCTCCATCATTGCTTAAGTTGCAATTTAATGATTTCCAGCCATGTGTTTCTTACACAATGGAACTCAATGGGGTGTCTGGAATTCAAATCGACGGACGAATTCAATTTCGCTTTGACAGCGTTGGATACGGACCCATTTCAAATGGCGCGTCTTTTACTGGTCCTTTGACACTCACTGGTGCAGATCAAGGTGACGTTTGTACAGTAAGCCACACATCCAACACAGATGGGTGCGTAATGATGGCGCAAGCCTCGTCAACAAACAACGGTGTTTTGACAATTGCCAATTTAAGTGGCGGTTCAAAAACCATTGCTTCTGGCACACTTCGTGTTGATGTGTGGAAACGTAACGCACCTAACTAACATAAAGGTAACATCATGTCGATTTCTTTTAAATGGTCAGTTCACCGTGTTCGAGTTATTCCAACACAAGGTGAGAAAACAAATCTTGTAACTTCTGTTGATTGGTTTTGCCAAGCATTTGATGATGTAAACAACATCACAACTTCGGCAGCAGGAACCCGCGAATTAACTGCTGGTGATGGCTTTATTCCTTACGATCAATTGACTGAGCAACAAGTGCTTGATTGGTGTTTTGCTCCTGAAGTTATTACTTGGACAGACACTAATAATGTTGAACAAACAATTACCAAACATCTTAAAGATGAAGGTGAAGCGCAGGTAACTGGCCAGATTGAACGCCAGTTGGCTCAAAAAGCCGCAGAACCTGCTTTGCCATGGGTAACTTCAGTTGGAAACTGACATTATGGCAGTAGAAGGAAACGAGATTGACCTTGTCAAATATGGCGTGCTCTGGCAAAAAGTTCAGGACATGGACAAAAAAATGGACAAGGTCGAGCGCCAGCTCGAAGAACTGGTGGCGCTGGCCAACAAAGGTCGTGGAGGCCTTTGGTTCGGCATGACCGTGGTCTCTGGAGCTTCTGCCGTTGTCGGTTATTTTCTAAGCTACTTTAAGCATTGAAATATGGACTTGCGATTGTTTTAACACTATTGCAAGTGTCATCAACTGAATATAGATGCGTCCGATGGGCATGGACCGGTGATGTTTTTAATCGCAAAGTAGTATGCCTTGAATGGAAAAAGGTAGAGCGAAAATGATCGACCCAATTACAGCCCTAGCAGGACTACAAAGTGCAATCAGCGTAGTCAAAAAAGCCAGCAAGGTTGCAAATGACCTGGCTGGTTTAGCGCCATCTATCGCCAAGATGTTTGATGCCAAGAGCGTGGCTACCAAAGCAATGGTGGAAGCCAAACGCTCTGGCAACAAGTCAAACCTTGGCACAGCCTTACAGATTGAGATGGCGCTCGATGAGGCCAAGCGTTTTGAGGCCGAATTGATGATGCTGTTTCAAGCCACTGGCCGCGCTGATGTGTGGGACAAGATTAAAAAGCGCCAGCAGCAAATGGACATTGAAGACGCGCATTTAGCACGCCAAGCCAAAGAAGAAGAAAAGAAGCGCAAAGAAGATGAAGCAGAGCAAATGGCGTGGGCCATTGGCATTGTTGTGATCGTGATGCTTTTGGGCGCAGTTGGTTGGGGCATTGCTGAAATTCAAGATTTATGCGCTAGAACGCGCTGTGGTCGATGAATGAATACCAAAAGCAATTTGACCTCTTTCTCAAAATCTTCGTGCGCATGTGCATTGCCTGGTACGTCTTGGGCCTGCTTAAGTTCCTGCCGGACGAGTTGGCCGACAAGGTTGTCAATAAACTACTTGGGATGATTGGACTATGAGTGACGAAAAGCCAGCAGACATATTGAGCAAGGTGCTGTCTTATGTGGACAGCCCATTCAAACTATTCGCACTGATACTCATGGCGGTGTTTGCGTTTTCTGGCTACTTCGTTTGGCAAAACCAAGAGTTGTTGATGGGCGCGTACAAAGAGTCCAAAAAGATGCCCAGCATTGTTGAGGACAGAGTGGAAGACGCTGCGGCCCACTTGTTCAAAACCACCAACGCCACCATTGTGGCCGTGTTCAAAGTAAACCCAATGTTTGGCACCAGAGTGCTGTATCGCGCTTACACCAAAGAAGGCCGAGATAAAACCAACGATGGTCTTGATGTGGGTCTATTTACGCAGAATGCAGCCAACAACGCTGATGTGGTCAGACTGATGGCCAGCGAGATACCCTGCGGTGAATATCGGTCAGCGCAATCCGAGATGGGCCTGTGGTACATCGCCAAGGGTGTCACATACACTTGCCGAATCAGCATCCCACCAGACCCAAATCGGTTTGTTGGCCAAATTACTGTTGGCTGGGATAATGAGCCAGCCGACATTCAGGTGGCAAGGACCATGATGGAAATTGCAGCAACCATGCTTTCAAGGAGCAAACAATGATCGCACTCGACGCACTTCTGAACGTGGGCGGCAAGCTCATCGACAAGCTCATTCCAGACCCAGAGGCAAAAGCCAAAGCGCAACTGGAATTGGCGAAGCTGGCGCAGGATGGTGAGCTGGCAAAGATGGCCAACGAAACCAAGCTGTTTGAGGTGGAACAAACAGCCATCACAGACCGCTGGACAGCAGACATGGGGTCAGACTCTTGGCTGTCTAAAAATATTCGTCCTATGGCCCTCATAGCCATTTTTGTGGCCTATTTTGTGTTCACCATGATGTCGGCATTCGGATACAACGCTCAGGAATCCTACGTCCAGCTGCTTGGCCAGTGGGGACAGATCATTTTCTTGGCCTACTTTGGTGGCCGCACTGTTGAGAAACTCGCAGACATGAGGAGCAAGAAGTGAATCTCACACCACATTTCACACTCGAAGAACTAACGGCCTCAGAGACCGCAGAACGCAACGGCTGGGACAACAGCCCCAATGACACCGAGCTGGCAAACTTGACGCGCCTGGCTGACTTTCTGGAGCAGGTGAAGGTGGTGCTGGGTGGCAAGCCAATCATGATCAGCTCAGGCTTGCGCACAAAGCTGGTCAATGATGCGGTGGGGAGCAAAGACACCAGCCAGCATCGACTCGGCTGCGCTGCCGACTTTAAGGTGCCAGGCATGACACCGGATGAGGTGGTGCGCAAGATCGTGGACAGCGGAATTGGCTACGACCAGATCATCCGAGAGTTTGATCGCTGGACCCACATCAGCGTGCCAAACAGCGAGGACACCAGCCCACGCAAGCAGGCGCTGATTATCGACAAGGCTGGAACCAGACCCTACGCATAAGTGGCCACCACGATGGCCACAAAAGCCATCCATAGTAGGCTAAAGACTGCAATGAAAAGCCAATAAAAAAAGCGCCTGAGAAGGCGCTTTGACAATAAAGGCTCAGAAGCATAAGCAATGCGCACAGGGCAGTCACGACCCTGTCTGCAATTGCCGTATTCGTCGCAGCAGTTCATGTGTTCTTCTCCTTGAGTTTGGCTTCAGTCCGTTGCACACAGTCACGCAACAGTTCGTCAATAAATCCAAATTCTTGTTCTATATCCTCATCCGTCAGCCCTACCCATGTGCGCTGTGGTGGGGCGGTGTAAAGAGGTGCAATCTTTTTCAGCCGTGGGTTGCCTTTTTCAAAACCCCATTCAAGTTGTTGTGCATCAACACACATGGTGCGTCCAGTTTCTTCATGCTGAAACATCCATGCCACAGGCTCATCCTTCGCTTCTAGTTCCTCAATGCGTTTAGCCATGCGTTGTATTTCTTCAGTCAATACGGCTTGCGTGTCCCAGTCAGGATTGAATTTATTTTCTTCTAGTACGGCTTTAATGATGGTGATGGTGGCGCTTATTTTTGTGTCCACGACTTGTGTGCCGTAGCCAAAGGCGCAGTTCAACGCCTCCAATGCACGGCGTAATGCTTCGTCTTTGGTCATGACGACCACCAAGCCACCAAAGTGACAGCCAAACCAACGCCAATGGCAAAAGCCAGCACATAGCCTGCCACACGCTCCCAAAGCGGCTCTGTGCGACCATAGCCCTGCACCCATGTGCAGTCTGCAAAATTACGTGGTGTTTGAAAGTTTGAGTTTTTCATGATGTTTTCCTTTGAGTGATGGGGCCGAAGCCCCTTTGGTTTAGTTTGTAAATTCGTTATTGATGACTGCTTTTTTGGCATCTTTTAATCGCAGGCAAGACCAACGAAATTTGCCATCAACATGAATTTCCCAGCTGGATGACAATGTATTGCAGCGGAAACCATAATCCTGAACACGAACGATGGTGATGTTGCCTTGAGTAAAAACTGTTTTGCGGTTCATGTTGTTTACTCCTTAGATGCGTGAAGGTTGTGTGCCGACCAATTCGCCATCCATGATTTTGAACATGATGGTCTTGGCAATGTTGAGCGTCTGGCGTGCACGTTCTGTATCGCCAAACCCCATCAATTCTTGTGCATCTGACATCAAGCCAGCGACTACCATGTTGCCACCAGTGAATTGGTATGTGATGGATTCTTTGACAGATTCAATGTATGAATCGATGTCTTCAAAACCATACATTGATACGTTGCGGCTAGTTTGTGTTGCGTTTGTCATTTCGGTCAGCTCCTTGCTGGTTGATTGTTGCTAGGCCTCCAGTATAAGCCATTTCCAACGATTTCACACAATCTCACACATTTATTCATTAGGATAAACCCTTATATTGAGGTTATCTCCACATCATGCGGTCTGCGCTTGCCATCAAGCAGATCATGCAGGCGTTTTTCAGTCAATCGGTGACATCGATACATGGTGCGAGCAGGCAACATGTTCAGAAGCTCGGCATAGTCGCTCAGAATCGAGCGTACAGCCTGAATTCCAACCCCATCCATACGAATGGTGCCACCTGCCCTGTTTCGCTTGCCAGCGACCGCCAAAGCGGTGATGGCATCCATCAGCAAGCCACTGGAATCCTCGCAGACTTTCATCTCGACCACCAGCGTCTCCATGAGGTTGACTGCATCGCTGACGACTCGCCAGTCGTCCGTGGTGGGCGCTGGTGCGGTCTCCATTGCATGCAGGCCTTGGTACATCATGGTGAGCTGGTGCGTGCGAAACTTCTCAGGCAACGGCTCGGTCGGACTGGCCATCATCTCGTCGAGGATGGTGTAGTGTCTTGGCCTTGGCTGTGGCTTGCGCTTTCGCATCAATAACCTCTCCAAATGCGAATGTCCACCAGCCACAGCGAAACAAAAAACTCGCCACCAGAAAAGCCAATGCCAAACACTGGCCACTTGTGCATCAACGTGTCGATGCAAATGTGAAGTTGTTTTTTCATGCCTTGGTCTCCTGTGCTTGCTGGCGCTCCAATTCCATCTTGACGCAATGAAGAATCTGCGCGGCCAAAGTTCGCGTGTTGCGCTCGGCCATCTTGCGCAGCTCGATCTCAATGTCGGCAGGCAGCCTGATCGTCATGTAGCGATCTTTGATTTTTGTGGTGGCCATCAGTCAGTCCCTCCAGCATTTCCAATTGCATCCTCGAACATGTCAGCGATGGCAGGAGCACCGGCCATCTCGATTGGCACGCCATTGGTCAGCAAATTGACTAAGTCATCTTGGCTGGCCACCTCGATGTCGAATTGAGTCTGGGCAGCATGGCGAATTGCTTGTGCCTGGTTGCCAGCACGAATCAGACGGTGGCGATTGGTCTCCACATCGGTGACCACATAAATGCGAGTGCTCATAAATTGTCCTTGTGTTGATTAAAAAAGGCCTGAAGTTTGCCCTTGGCATCATCAGCACCTTTTCCCACTATACAACAGAATCTCACACTTTCAAGATAGGCAATCCAGTCTTTC